GCATTCCAGTCCCTTATGTACTAATTATAAAGGATTTCTTAGAGGTCGTCAAGGGATGTTCCCTTTCCTCTGAACCGCTCAGTCATCTCAGCGTGCTTGTCATCAAACCCTTTGGTGATGTCCTCCATACGCTTCGCCCAGGTATCTCCCCCGTCTTGTCCTCTACAAGGATTGATACAACGATCATCACTAAAATTATTGCAGACCAAACCAGCAAGATCTAGCTCATTTCCTTTTACTCCAGTACCAGACCAGTAATGTTGCCCATTAAGCCAGATTGCTCCGCACTTCTCGCACTCGACACGATCCATTTTTAAGACGGGATCATCAGTCATTGTTGTTGTCCTCTGAGGGAAAGAAAGCAGGTCCAAGCTGTTTCTTCAACTTACGTCGCATCATTTCCATACGGAATCTAATCCAAGCGTAGCGAATTTGAAGATCAATATAAGCGAAGAGTCTCATAGTCTCTTCGACACCCGCGTAGGCAATTAGGATTGCAATAATTAAAACTGTCGTCCAAAGTCCTACAGTAGATGGGTCCATACAGCACAGAGCTACTCAAGTACTTATTTATTGTATCACTTTGACACAGTATTGTCTAGTGATAAAACCTTAAGATTCAGTCTAGGTCGGCAATAGTACGTTTCAACGTGTCAATCATCTCATCAATGTTGTTGAAAACGTCTTTCACACAAACGTCTTTGGGGATTCCGATAGCATCCATAACCTTGCGAACATCATTAGCCATCAATGCTGCTGTTTCGTCATCATTCTTTGACAATTCGACACGCATCCACAAGATTCTTTGCTTTTCTAAAAGAGTCTCAACAATTTCCACATACTCTTCACGCTCGTCAGCTGACATAGCAGGAAAAGCAAGTGTCATCTCTGCAAGCTGATCTTGCAGAGAGTTAATGACCTTGATTTCTTTTTGAACGACTTCGGATTCCCTAAAACTCATTAGAATACCAACTTAGCTCGACTTGTTTTCTTGATAAAGTTAAGACGCTGAGCGTCATACTTTAGTTTCTCTTTCAAAGGTTTTGAAATGAGCTTGTTAATAGTATCAAGTTCGATACTATTCATCTCACAAAAATGAACCACGGCATCAATATAATTCATATCGTGGTTATCGATGACTAGTTTTTCAATTTCACCAGCAAATTTTGTAGCAGTCATAAATGTATTTTCTATTTCATCAGGTTGTTGAGGCATTTGACATCTCGTATTCTTTGATTGCCTCAAGTAGTTTAAGAAAGTGGGGTTCTTTGACAGAAGTTTCTACAACCTGACATTCACCATTCTCGCAAGCAACAATGGCAACAAATTTTTCTACTTCGATCTTGTAATGTTCATAGAACATATACCCATAGGCACACAGCTGTGGGAAATAATCCTGAGCGATGTATGACTTCTTCGGTTCTTTGGATGTCTTGAAATCAATCACAGACAACACACCGTCAAACTCTGCAATAAGGTCTACTTGTCCAGCAATCTTTAACTTGTCTGACCAGAGCATCGACTCGACAAGGCGAGGTCGATCTATTCTATCTATAACACTTCTAGAAGTGAGAAACATCTGGACAGGCAAAGGAGAATCTTTATGATTGTCCAAGCTAAGTTTGTTTAAGATGTACTCCTCAGCAATGCTGTGAAAGTTTGTACCACGGTTAGCAGCACGAGTAGAGGTACGGTTGGCAACCTCAGCTCCAACACGATTACGCCACTTGGCAATTGCTTCTCTCTTCTTCTTACGATTAGAGAGGACAGTAGTAACAGAGGGGTAGTGCTTGTCCCCTACGGAGTACAAGCGCCGCCCCTCTACAAGACCACGTTTTAGTGTAACAGAATCTAGAAGTTCAGAATGATCAAATTTTTTCATTGTAACCTTGGTTGATCTTGGAGACCAGATACGATCTAACCAGACCAGACCTTACAATATCCTCAATGTTGAATTCGATCTTCGACATCTCGGGCATACCCTCAAGGATTTGCATAAAATCTAGAATGCCAGTGCGTTCTGTGACCTTTTGAAGGTCGGTTTGGGTAGCGTCACCAGCAAACATAATCTTGCTGTTCTCACCAACCCTAGTGATTATACTATCAAGCTCGTGAAAATTCAAGTTCTGAAATTCATCCACGATTACAATAGCATTATCAAGAGTCGTACCCCTAAGAAAAGAAGTAGACCAAAAGCTGATAGTTTCTTGACGTTGGAGGTCGTCATAGAGTGTCTCAAATTCCTTATCAGTATACATCGAGAACATATGCTTCACCATATTCTTATAAGGAATCTGGTAAAGGAAGCTTTTGTCGTCGTGTGTGCCAGGAAGGAATCCAATCTCTCTAGTAGCAACTAAAGAGCGAACCAGATATATCTTTTCGTATGGAGAGTCTTCCGAAAGGACTTCTTTGAGTGCATTGTAGACAAGGCAAAAGGTTTTACCTGTACCAGCTGCACCGTAGGCAATCAGGTTTTGACCTTTAGCATACTCGTCCCAGAGTTTTTCTTGGTTCTCTGTCAGAGGTTCAATGTTCCTCATAAGAGATGTATTGATCGGTTTAGATCTTTTCATCTGCTTAGTAGAAAGAGTGGCGGGAGACTTTCTTCTCGGCATAGGTGTTGGTTATTTGTAGGGTTTGACGTTAGATCCAGGTACTTGAGAAACCTTATGAAGAACTTCATTCCATCCTCCATCAGTTTTGTTTCTCCAGTCTCCAACCTCTCCCATTCCTGCTACACCAGCGGACCAGTCCTTGTCCCAATCGGGATTGTCCTTTCTCCACTGCTCGTAGTTAGCAAGAGAAAGGTTTAGTTCTTGTTTCTCACCTGTGTGACGATTAACTACTGGATAAATCGGCATAACTATTTATTCCTCGGTGTTGGTATTATCGTAGGTTTGGATTTGATCTTCGTGGTAGCGTTTCTGATCTTCATAAGCTTCTTGGGTGTAACGTTCTTTGTTTTGTTTAACAAATCCTTTTTCCCAAGGCATTAGAACATCGTCAGGCATCTGATCAGCAGCGATAGGATTCTGACTGGTACCAGCAAGTTCCTTATCATATTTGTTGCGTGGATTTCTTTCGTCTTCCAGCTTCTCCTGTAGATCAAATTCATCGAGAGTAACGGGACCATCGAAGTCAATCTTAGCGTGAGGATCAGAGTCTCTGAAGGCAGGTGCCCCTGTTATTTTACCATACTTCTTAATGTCTTCGTCAAAGTGACTGATCTTATGCTTTCTTTTGTCAGTGACTTTAATACCAGTCTGGTAGTCTTCAGGTTTTGAATCATTCCAACTGGCAGGATCAGCTGGTTTATAATCATTACCTTTCTCTTCATTAGTCCTGGTTTGATTATCAATCTCAGGATAACTAGGGAAAGACTCAGCTGTTTTGCACTGAGCAAAACGAAGAATGCCAGGTTTCACACAGAGATTTGGATTCATCTCCAGGAACTCTTCCATCTTCTCAATAGTGAGATGAAGCTCACCTACAGACTCTCCAGTCTCCTTATCATTAAATTCGTATAGTGGCATCAGAAGTTCAACAATGTAAGATATCTAGTGATATTAGGTGGGGTGTCAGGTACTGGATAGCAATGTGGTATCCGACCATCATATGAGATGACCCTTCCAGGTTTCAGAGACACCGCACGGCGTGCCTCTTCTCCCTCATAGAATAAAACCTCAGCTCCCCATTCATAATTCCACTTAGTATTTACACAGAAAAGAATAGATCTATTTTTCTCATCCATTGCATCAACGTGCGTAGGAAGACGACTCTCATTAGATCTAGACATAATAGAAATTGCCCCCAGGATACGATCCCTAGGGGGCACTTTCATCCTCTTGCTAAGCTCACTATGAAGTACATCGACATACCTCTGGTCCCACTCCTCATTGTATTTGAAGTGGTCACGATACCAGAGGCGATCTCTTAAGTCATAGAAAGCACGTCCTAACTCCTGATGATACTCACTCAGTTGTTCAGCTGAGAGAACATCATCGTAGATTTTTATGTCCATTCAAGTGCCTCCGCGCAGATTGGGAATTGCTCAGCAAAGATTTTCTTACAAGACTCTGCCAGATCCATATGCTCTTTCTGTGTACCGTTAGCAGTCCTCAGAGTGATGTAATGGATCCACGATCTGCACGAGCCTGTCATATAGATTCTTGTGGGTACGGCGAGGGGAAGCACAAAACGAGCACACTCCTTTGCAATGCCTAGGTCAAGCATCTGCTTGTAGATATCCATAGAACTCTGGAAGTGTCTCTGAATAGTAATCTCAAGTTCCTGCTTGGTGAAAGCATCCACATCATCAATACTATTCTGACGATTCTTTGTATCCTGACGGCGAAGATCAAACAAAGGGATCTCATCTGCCAGCAAAGAACTGTCAGCATACCGCTGTGAGAACTCTTGATATGTGAACGAACGGTGACGCAAAATTTGAGCTGCGATACCACGGTTCGTTTCAATCTCAAGAGTCATGAATGCTTGCTCAAACACAGACCAGTGGTTGTGCTTGATACAATACTTCAGAAGACCAGCGACGTTAGGATTCTCCTGATTGTTGGGGTTCGAGACTCTCGCTACGTACCCCATCGTCTTCTCCGCTTCGGGAGTCACTTGTACCAGGCGCACTGACCCATGTTGTTGCTTCATTCTTAAATCCTTTACTAAGTCGTTCACGTTTTGCTGCTAGATCTTTCTTGGCAGTATGAAGTGCCTTCTTCATGTACCAGATCTCTTCATTAGTATAC